GTTTTGTTGTTAATGTTGTAGTGAAAATACAATTCGATAAAAGGATTATCCTTATTGAATTTGTAAGGTACTAAACGGATTTGAGATTTTCCGTTTGCCGGTTTCCAAATTGAATCCGACTTCTTTGTGTTTGTTTGAAGAGAGCTAAATCTCTTTAATGCTAATGAAATGTCCATTGCTTTTTTAAATTTTAAGTGTTAATAAATTGTTTTAAATTTTAAGGTTATATCGCGATTACCTATATCTAAATATAACCTTTTTACATTTTGTTGTATAAAGATACAACATTTTTTTTACTTTTCCAAACTTTTTTTTGCCCAATAAAAAACCTTTATTTTGCCCATTTTCCTCTACTCACTAATTGAGCGATTACGGAATATATGGATAAGTCTTGGTAAGTATCTTCAACAGATTCTCCAACTTCGTCTGGCTGTCCCATAACTACTAATTGTTTTAATCTGTTGATTTTATCGTTTTGTCTAAACCACAATCCTGTTAAAGATAATTTAATATCTTCTTTGGTTTGCAGAGTAGTTCCTACTGAAATGTTACCAGGTCCGTAGTTTCGTTGTTTCTTACAAAATGTAATATACATCTCATCTAAAATGTTTTTGAATTCCTCACACGTTTGAGGATAAGTGTGTTCGCAATATGCGATTGCCGATGGTTCTGCTTCTTTTTCTGTCATAACTTATTTTTTAATACCCCACTTTTTTTCTAACATTGTATAATACCTTTGTGTTTTGTTTCCGTTATACAGAAAATACACAATGTGGATGTCTAACCACAATTCAATCTTTTTTAGTAACTGTTTCATCTGTTTTATTTATTTTGTTTTTAAGTTTTACTGCTAATGCGCACAATTCGTATTCTTCGTTTTCTTCCAAAATTTTCATATTATCATCCAACAAACCATCAAATTCATTACTTCTAATTGATAATGCTATAACAAGAATTCCTTTTACAATTATTTCTGCAAAATCTATTTTTTTTCTTTTGTTTGTTACGGCATAATTTATTGCATGAATTATTGCTTTGGCAATTTCAGTTTGATGTTTTTCAAATAGTTCGTTTGGATTATCTTCCGAAATCTGTAATGGGACGAATTTTTCTGCTTTCATTAATACAAATATACGAAAAATATTTTACTTTTCCAAATTATCTATATTAATTGCTTTAAAAACTTTTGTAGGAATTTTTTTGTATCCGTTTGGAGATGTTGTGATAATACAGTTTTTGTATTCATCCCACTCTAACTGATAAGTATTATCTAACATACCACCTGTTTTTGATTTAACTACTTCGTTAAGTGCGTTGATGGTGTAGATTGTATTGGATTGTTTTTTTCTATGTACTAAAATTGTTTTCCAAGCAGAAGAAATTGCAGAAGAACCTTTTTCTACATTAAATGTAATATAAAGTTCCCCTTCATTTGTTTTGCTTTCTAATACAAAAACATTTGGATTTGTAAGTATATATTGGTTTAGAACGAATTCTAATGATTTATCTAGTTCTTCTTTTGTAGTAAAAAGACATAATAACTGTGTATTCATCTATTATTGGTTTATTAACTTTACGGATAAATATAAAATTAGAAACCAAATCGTCTTTTTTTACCTATTTTTGAACCTTATTACTTAAACATTTTTGTAAATCTGGACCCAAATACCCTAATACACCTTTACTTTTACCTTTTGTTCTATAAGTTTCAGTTCCAATTTTAGCTTTTGTTTTACCATCTTGGAATATGATTGAATCATTTTCAGGTGATACTCTTAATCCCTTTTTCATATGAGTTAATAACGCATCTCTTCCAGCTGGTGTTTCGGTTTCTCCTTTAAACCCAGTTAAATCGGATAAACACTCTCTATAATAAGATGGTTCTACATTTAGACCATTAATATTATGAGAACTAACACCATCTCTTTCACCATTTACATAAGCAGTAAAGTGCATTCTACCTAAAAAGTCATTTACATATGCCTGTTGATGTGGTCCGTTTTCTCCATTTGGATTATTTGGATATACATTAGGGTCAGATGCATCTGCTTCTTGAATTCCTTTTACAATTTTAGCGTGAACAACTGCCATTACCTCTCTACGTTTTCTACCCGTTTCCTTTAATGGTTCTGCTGATGTTGCAATACTACTTAATTGTTGGGATGTAATTCCATATTTTTTAGCAAAATTTTCTATATTGTTTGGATTTACATTTTGAATCATTTCACTAATTTTCAATACCGTATCCAATGCGTTTTGGTCTGGATTATCACTTGCCGCATTTGCAAATACTGCTTTTAATACTGTATCGTTAGAATGTGGTGGATTTAATCCGTTTTCCGTTGCGTATTTTTTAAACCAAGGTTTGTTAGTTACACCATCAGGACCATTCATATAATCTTTTTTCCCACCACCTGCTAATGGGTAATCGTTTAATACATTTCCAATTGCTTCATTTTCAGCAGATGTTTGTTCTGGTGATTTTTTAGATTGAGATTCTACAAATGCCTTTGTATCACTTATTACAGTTTGATTTGAATCTGATAATAATTTTTCCGATTCTTTAAATGTATTTTCCAATTCTGGACTTAATTTATCACCCATTACTTTTCTCATTGCTTCCATTACTTTGGCAGGAGATGAATTACTATGTGGGTCTTTAAATGTTTTTTTATTGGATGTATGTTTGAATCCAATAGTTCCATCATTTGTTTCGTATATAATACCAGTATCGGTTTCTTTAAGTTTATCTAAATATGATAGTTGTTTTTTATAATGTGCTTCAGATTTTTTATCACCGTTAGCAACTGCTTCATCTTTTTTAGATTCTAATAATTTTTGAACCATTGCCTTATTTTGCTTATCCATAATAGCACCTTGTGGTAATCCTTCTGGTTGTGGATTTTTAGCATTATAAGCAGGAACATTTTTTAAAGTTTGTGCTTCATTTACTGCAGTTCTTACTGCAACCTGTGCCCAAGCTCTTCTAACCGATTCGGGTTGTATTTTCTGTGCAAGTGGAGTTTGCATCATTTCTTCCATTGCAGCATCTACTTTTTCTTTTGTTATACCATCATTGAAGAAATTGTTTACATATTTAGCACCATTGTTTTCTGCAAATGAAGAACCTGGAGTTCCAGGAGGTAATATATGTGCTTGGTTTATATCCTCATTTCTAGCTGATATAGTTTGGATTGCAAATTGTGCTTTATTTTCAGATGCATCAAACTCCGAATTATTTTTATCAACGATTGCATCAACCATTTTTTTCTTTTGGTCTGCCGTTAATTTATCATAATCAACTGTTGGTTGTTCCTTTGGTTGAGGTGTAGGTGTTTGTGGTTCTGTGCCCTTTTCAGCAGATGTTTGGAAATCACTACCACTTAACTTTTGACCTTGTTTAGGTTGTGATTGTTGTGTAGGTTGAGTTGGGTCTGTATGTGTTCCTGCTTTGATTGCATCTGCCTTTGCTTCTTTACTTCCAAAGTAAATAAGTTTACCACTATCCTTTGACCTTGCTGCAAGTGATTTATCAGGTTTAGTTTCTTCTTTTATATATTCAAACACAACAGATGCTCTATCTGTAAGTTTTTGTGCAGAATCTATACCCCTTTCTCTTAAAAGTTTTACTAATATCTGTTTGTGGGATTCGTTTGTTAAATCAACAATCCCTACCTTATAACTTAACTCTTCTAATATCTCGTCAAAATTTGGATACATAATTTATTTGTGTTTCTGTATATTCTATAAATATAAAAGTTTATTGTAAATGAACCAAATTATCGTAATTCGTTCCTTCATCTGCTTTGACGGGGAATCCACCTTTTTCCATAATGGTCGGTAGGAGGTTCAAAATTTTATCTCTTTCCGATGGGTGAGTGTCGATTAAGAACGCATCATAGGTGTATAAAATAATTTTCGATTTCATCCCACTCATAAAATCCAACATCTCTACCATCTTCATATAGTTTATTTCAGTTTCTAATGCTTGTAGAAGATAGTTAAATATTTTTTGTTGATTCGGTAATTCGATTCGATTATGATTAATTTCCCTTTTAAATAAAGGTGTCGTTAATTTACCCGAAATTACATACCGTTGATACAAACTTTCGATGTATGAATCTACTTTTTGAAAGAACGGTATCCCTCTCGCAAAGTCGTCTAACCCTCCGTAAAGATATTTAAACGTTAATCCTTTTGCAGTATCGTAATCACACCCATAATGGTTTGCAAGATATTGGTGA